ACCAAAGCCATAGGCTCCAGCGTTACGACCACCACCGCTCACCAGATCAATGACCTGAGCGGCAATCAAATACAGTTTCAAACCACCAGCACCCGTACCAGAGATGAAGTAAGGAGCGGCCTCGAAGGAGACCTTACCAACTGTGCCACCCCAGATAGCGGTGCTGCTATTGAGTGGCTTGCCCTTAGCATCGAACAGCGCAATCTTGCGGTTCCACTTCTCGCCCTTCTGGTTCACGCCAGATGCTGCTGTAGCGAACTTGAAGAACACATCACCGGTTGGCTCTTCAGTTTGCTGATCATAGATTTCAGAGAACAAATCGTTAGCTTTAAAGCCGCCTAGCTTCTTACGTTGTTCAACCTTCAGTTCCTTGTACTTCTCTTCACCCATAGCCAGAGCCTCTTTATAGAGAGGCTGGAGTTGGTCAATGAGGGACTGTGCTTCGTCGCGGGACAGCACCAGCTGAGTCTTGAACTCGCCGTTAGCTTTAGGGAACTGCTCATTGCCGTAGTCGGGCTTCGTCAGGGACGGGTAACGGAACGTACCTTTAGGTGAAGTGAAGGTAGGATTCTTTTTTGGCTTTGCCATAGTTTTCTTTCAGGGAATTAGTGGTGTGTAGTTCAGCTTTAGGGGGTTCTTAAAGCTACATTTTTGAGTAATAGTGTTCGAGCATCGGGATGTCATAGCCCTGCTCCATTAGTTCTGCCGCTAGGGTCAAGGTAATCTGCCGACCTGATTGCCATGTAGCCATCGCCTTAGCAAGTGCCGTGGTGTATTCGCCTTCAAAGTCCATTGGATGTCTCATTGAATGTTCTGGGGGAGGAATCGCCAGCACCGCAGTTTTGGGTGTCGGGCTGGCTGATTCTTTGTATGGAACTTTCAATAATCGCGAATGTGTGACTATTAGGCAAAGCAGTAGCGTGAGTCCCGCACTTGCTGCAAATCCAAGCTGCCACGTTCCGGCAATGGCTTCATCTGAGCTTTAAGCTTGTCGGAGAGTTGGGCATATATCTCATCACGGAAGTCTGAGATGACATCAACTGACTCATACATCTCGACAAAGCTTTCCCGAACAACTTCATACATAGTCTGCATGTCAGCTGCCGGTGCGCCAAAGGAATCATGGATCATAGCGAAGCTGGTAATGCCCTTCTGGCTGGCACGTACAGTTGTCAACATCATATGACTAGCGTCTGCTGCGTGAACGAAGTTGGGTGAAATCCCATTGGCTTGCTTACGACGATCCAGTTCATCAGGGTTCTCGACATTCATCGTGAGCTTGATGACCTGACCAGCAATCGCGGTACGCACACGGTGTGGCTCGACATTCGCATAGGCTTGCATGATCGGGAAGCCACATGGTGAAGTCCACCGTACTGGTAGTTGATCCGATGCTGCCAGCGAGGCGGTCTCTTGCAGCCACTTCATTGCCTCAGAAGCTTTCACCAGTACTTGTGACACTGCATTCCAGATTAGCTTTGCCAAGTAACCAGCCGCACGGTATCCGTCACCGCTGAAGGGATAGAACTTACCATCCCTACGGGCTGGGTTAAGGATGTCTTCGAGGAGTTGTTCTTTGAAGCCATACTCTTTAGAGCCGTAGCACAAGGTCATCACGGAACGCTTGGTCACCTTGCGGTTGATGCCAAACTCCAACCACTGCTTTGCCAGTACCTTCGTACCTTCATAGATGTAGGAAGTACCAGCATCGGTGTGCCGCATCTCATCTGCCGTACCGGACACTAGATCAAGCTTGGCCTGTTCGCTAACCAACTCAGCTACCATGCGATAGACATCTGCTGGCTTCTCTGATGGAGTCAGGTTGACCTGTGCGCCACCCTTCTCACAGCGGAGCATTGCTGAGAAGTGCTGGATGCCTGAACAAGAGCCGTCTGCCGAGCAAGGGATTTTGCTAACGAAGTCTTCGCCGTACTGACAGAAGCCAGCCCACTCGAAACAGAAGGCCAGGAACTGCCACTGCTTATCTGTAGCGACACTGTCACCCTTGTCATCCATGCGATTGCCAAAGCCTGAGACCCAGCCACGATTGTTATATGGGTCAGCTGCGATGGCGAGTATCTCTTCTTCATTGTTAAGGATGAAGTTCACACGGTCTTCGAAGCTGCACTTGTCCTCACCCATCAGGTTTGCACCCTGTACTGCCAACCACTTCCAACCTTCTGCACCAAGCTTCTTGCCGTTGGCGAATCTCAGGAGGGACTTGGTGGTGTCGTTGCCTTGGCAGTTCAATGAAGACACTGCGTAGATACGACCACGGAAGTCCAGCTGATATGGCATATAGATTTTGCGATAGCGGCTGTAGCGATCTGCAATATCCAGAATCATGGAGAAGTGAATACGCTTAGAGCGGATCGACAGGTTGTGCCGGTGAACCTTAGCGGCAGAGACACGGTACTGCATACGGGCATCCTCGTTTGTCTCGATGTCTGCAGGAGGTACAGGCAGCGGCACACCATCCTTAGGTGGAAGTCCAGCCACGGTGCTGTTTGCGTACCAGAGGGTTCTCATGACCTCCATGACCTTGGTGTTGACCTGCCATGCGGTTCTCTGCAGGGAGTTAACAGCCGAGTAGACCAGCGGCATGTCTGTGTTCGCCAACTCCTCTTGATACGCTCTGTTGTTTGACTTAACCAGCTTCAGAGGCTTGATAGCCGTGCTGATATAGCCGCCATCAAGCGGGTTAGTCCAATCACGAGGGCGTACGACCATCGGCTCATACATTGGACGCAGCATAGCGATAGCGTCCTTACGCTGGGTGATCCAGTTCAGGACATCCTCACGAACCTTAAGAACCTTGATGAGCTTCTTCTTGCCTTCGCTCTGTGTCACTACCTCGACGATGCCAATGGACTCGACACACAGGTCGATCATCTTAGAGCCAACATGGAGCCGCTCATCAGGAGTCCATGACTTCCAGCCGTCTTCCATACGATCAGCCATGCGGACAGCGTAGACATGCTTGTAGTGGTTCGAGGTACGCTGCTTTGCACCCAAGACAATACGCTCATAGTTCTTACGCTCTGCCTCTCGGATAGCAGACAGCCGCATCTCATCCTCGATGGCAGTCCCAATCGATACCGCAACATACTGCAGGGTGCGGACGGTGGACAAGCCAGAGATGATGTTCTTCAAGGCAAGGTAGGCAAGTTTGTCTGAGGAGGTGTCACGCACCCGCTTGAAACAAATCTGACGGTTACCTGCACGGCCTTCTGCAGCCTCTGTGCGCCACTTGGTTACCGCATCAGCGAACTGCTGCAGTCGGTGTGCCAGCAAGGTCTTGCCGTACACACTTCCCTCTTCACGCTCATGCTCAACTGAGGAGTTCACATGATGCATGAACCGCTCTGCTCCACGGGTGGTCATGGACTCTTCTAGAGACAACTGAACAGACATCAGATCGATGTCATTAGCGGAGTCTTCAGGCAGCAAGTAGTTATTCATTAGATTGTCCTAAGGTTCGTTTTAACGATTACTACCACTACGATTACTTACTTAAGTAGCAAGTCTTGAGGAGCAGTAATCTTTATTGTCTAAGTACTAAGAGAAATCTTAAGTTGACACAAAGTGACACAGAGGTTTTTTAACAGATATAGCCAAAACCCACGCCAGTCGTAGAGGTATCTTCCACATCTGGTATCAAGTTGACGCAGTGTCACTTTTCAGCCATTTTCCGGAATTGACACATACCGAATTCGGCTTAGTAGCTTTACTGGAACTTTCAAATATCTGGTAGTACTTCTGAGAAAAAAGCCCCGCTGAACTGGGGCTAAGTATTTGAATTTATTGAATGGTGCGGGTAGCGGGACTTGAACCCACACTCCTTACGGAAACAGATTTTAAGTCTGTCGTGTATACCAATTTCACCATACCCGCATACTACTTTTTCGGACTCATGGTATTTTAAGTCCTACCACATTCAATATAATCAAGTACTTACAAATATAATGTGACACAAAAGTGACGCTCCCACTGACGCAATTGTCGCAAATGTGACACTAAAGTTGTCAAGAAAATGCTTCTAAAGCTTCAGTACCGGACTCCAGACCCTTGCCAGCCAAGTTGATGTAACGCTGGGTCACCATGATGTTCGAGTGTCCTAGCCAAGCTTGGATGAACGGAGCGGACTTACCTGCCATTGCCAAGCGAGTCCCACAGGTGTGACGCAGGGTGTGAACGATAAACTCATCGTCGTCGTCCATAGCCATGTCATGTCGCAGCATGTCCCACTGTAGGCGCAGCTTGGAGTCGGTCAGGTCAGCGAACAGCCGATCATTCCCTTTGCGTCTTTCGACCATCTCAAGCAGTCGCTTTGTCATCGGCACAATCCGCAGCTTGCTGGACTTGTTACCCCCAGCGACCCCTACAGCCAGCAGCCTTGCCTTGCCATCACGCACATCAGCGAGTCTGAAGTTCAGAATCTCCATTCTACGGAAACCTGTATCGATCCCGAACATGATGAAGTCTGCCAGCCCACCTAACCCGCGCTGCTTGCATATCTCCAGCATCTGCTTCTCTTCCTCTACTTCAAAGAAGCGGGTGTTGTGTTCACTCTCACGCCTACGAGTCATCCTTGGCATCAGGTCAATCCAACCTTCATCCGCTGCTGTCTTAAGCATCACAGACAGGGCAGACAACTTACGGTTGACCGTACCACCACAGTTGCCGCTCTCAGCGAAGTGAACAGACATCTTACGGACTGCCTCCTGCTTGATAGCCCTCACTGGTGTTTTTTCACCAAGGAAGTTAAGCACATGCCTTGCATTGACCAACTGAGCGTTCTTAGAGTCAGCCCAGCGGGTTTGCTTGGTGATCTTGAAGACATACCCAAGAGTGACACCGCTTTCGTCTTCTGGAGCTACTGTGACGTTCTGGCGTTGTGGAGTGAACCGCTGAAGCTTCCGCTTTTCCCACTTCGCCTCTTCCATCGTGTTGATGCGTACAGCATCCTCTTCAGACTTCACTGTGGCTCGGAAGCGATCCGCACCACTGCCCACGTAAACTACCCATGAGCTTCCCCGTTTCATGTAAGGCATAAAGGCTCCTTTGATTAGATAATTTCTTCTAACAACTTCTCCCCTGCAGCAGTCAGGGAGACCAGCTTCTGTTTCCTATCCATTGGATTTTCATCCGCTTGGACAAGCCCCAGACCCTTCACGCCCATCGCTGGACGACCATCAGATAACGCTTGCAAGTAGCGTGATGCGCTCGCATACGGCACGTTAGAAGACTCTGCAAGGCTTCTCATGGAGCGTTCTGGCTCTAAAGCAACTGCAAGCAAGAACAGAATTTGAGAGACCGGCATATTAGGATCTACATTCCTAAAAGTTTCTAAAAATTTAACTTTGTCTATGAGTTTAGTTGTAGACAGCTTTTTCATTTCATTCCCTCTGTATCGGAGCAAAGATCACATGCGCGGCCTCTGGACAGTACTCACATAGAGCGTGAACCACGCCCAATAAATGATGATTTCATATGGAACCTGTTCAAAGCTTGGGAGCCATTGAAAGGAATTTCCTGATGATATAGCAAAATCTTTATTAATGATTTTTTTCAACAGTACCAACATCGGTGATTCCCTTATTTCGCAGTTAACTTATGGTTTTTATTAATTTTTTTTCCAGATAAACCTACATTATTTATAATTGAGTATCTGGTACTTCTGCGAAAGCACTCTCTTCATTTCCCTAAATTAGGGAGGCTAATTATAGAGGAAGCCATAGATTCCTGACGGAAACATTACAACAACCTTACGTTAGCAAAGGCGATAAGCTCAGACAGCTCCTGTACAGGCTTGCCAAGACTCTCAGCGATAGCGTCCAAGATCTGGGTGCAGGTGTTTTCCATTTGATTCTCCTGTGGTGTTCTAGGGGTGTTACTGAGCGAATGAAGCATTGATCTGGCGGTCATGCAGGTAGGCATAAGCTGCCTTAGACACTGGTGCGAAGTCATCTGACTTATTCACGAAGCTGTCGTACTTGTACGGGTTGTAAGTGATGCAGTCAGTCGCCGCAGCCATTGCGCGATCTGCTTCAATGTCTTCTGTCCAGTAGCCAATGACACCGGCATGAACGTACTTCTTCTGCTCTCTGAGAACCCTTGCGCGTCCTGCCTGTGAGACCTTAAAGACAGCGTCCAGCAGATGGATAGAGTCAACGTGAGCGACCACGCGACCCTTGTTTTCACCCTCCATTGCCTTGACTGAAAACTTGCGCTTGTGCAGGTTGAAGTAAACGTAAACTTTCATGGTTTATCTCCTCAGGTTGGTCAGTAGGTGAAGCCGGTCAGCAGCAACGTGCCGCGCTTGACCCATATTTCGTGGGAGGTGTCTTCTGTATCGGTCAGCGCGTATCGCTTCGAAGAGCGGTCGTACGTACTGCGGATATAGGTTTTCTTAGCTGTCTCAGAGCGGCGAACGAATTCACCTTGCGGGATTGACTCAACTGGTTTTTTCATGATGTATCTCCTGTCCGGTCTTAAAATTGGTCTTCACGTTCGATCCACTCAGTTCAGTAGTTCGTATCCCCGACCCACCCCCTGTTGCAGACGCTGGGGTAGAAGGACTGCTGCCAGCGCGACTCATCCATGCTCTTAACTAGGACACGCCCAGTGCTGCCGCTATGCCGTGGTTCTTCCATGCCTACTACGACGACAGCCTCACCTTGGAAGGTGTGTGCTATGTCACCTACGTTGACGGCATTGCCTTGCTTGTTGACTAGTTTCATGATGTGTTCCTTTCAGGGTTGTACTGCTCCGGATAATTCCGACACTGCAGACTATTGATAATCTGCAGTAGCTGAAAATCTGGGACTATTAGGCCGCAGCTTGAGCTATGAATCTGTTCTTCAGCGAACCATGCACGACGATCACAGGATCAGCTTTGCGGGTATTGACGCCACCATCACAGGCTTGGCACTCAGCGCAGGTCTTGCGCTTACCTGCCTCAGCACTTGCTGGACAAACAAACTCGCCAGCTTGTAGCGGCTGTGCTTCAGTGCGAATTCTGAAAGTCCTATAGCCAGCAGCTTTTGCTTCAGTGCGGTCTGTCTCATTATCAGCAGATGCCATGCACCACTGCATAACCGCTAGGGACTTCCCAGACTTCCACTGATGGGTGTAGCCCATGTGACCAGCAGACTGAGCCAGCAGAGCCGCCCAGACAGCAGCAGGGACAGCAGCAGGATCACCATAAGTACCTAAGCGAACCACGCGACCCGCAGCAGCTTCGTTAGCCGCTCCAGCGTCCTGCGGATAGATGCCTCGCTCGATACCAGCAGCCACAGATCGCGCACCCTGCCCCAGATTGACATAGCATGAGCCACCTAAGCCGCGACGATGAGGACAAGAGCCACAGATAGCCGCATCGTCCAGATTCCTAGCGTTATCCACTGGGGACTTACCGTTATCTCTGAGGATGTACGTTTGAACTACATCACCGGTTTTGCTGTTCGTGCTTTTCTTAGTGATAGCCACTACGACGATATTTTCACCGTTCAAGAGTGATTCACCACGATAAATAATGAAGCCTGTAGGTTGTTTCGTTTTCATGTCAATTCCTTTTTAGTGATAGTACCGAATTTGGTAGGATTAGATGCAAAGATCAGCCACTACAGCAAACACTAGAGCCACCATAGAGGTCAGCACAGTGATAGTGAACAGGATGTCAGCAGCTTCGATTCTCTTTTGCTTGTACATTGCGATTTTCCTTAGTTGAACTTGAACTTCATGCACTCAGCATAACTACCGGTGAACACTATCTTGTAGCTGTTGCGCTGCTCATCGCCCTTACAGACTATTACGTTACCGTGAGCGTTCTTCTGTGCTGTATACATCGTTTTTTCTCCTGTTTGTTTGTGGCAGGACTCAAATATAAATCCTCCGTTATCTCATGTCAACAACTATTTCACATTCGGTACAACTATTTATCTGGTAGTGAAAAAAAGGAACTGATCGGGCTGTTTGTCTTTAGATGGACTGTAGATAGTTCTAGAGATGGACTGTAGATAGTTCTAGCGTTAAAAAAGGAACTGATAGTCAAAAATAGAGAGCCATCACAGTGCGCCCTAAGACTATCAATAGAAGTCAATAGTCAATCCGATGACAGAACAGAGGATTATATATCTTATGCTTTCCCTTTAAAATCAAGGACTTACAATCGTTATCTTTTAGATACTTTGCCGCAGAAAACCGAGGCTGGACGGTGGGGGACGGGGGGTACTCGCCGCGTTCGTGATCGAGGTGAGTCTTTCAGATTTTTCTAGCGAATTATTTTAAGGGTGACCCTAAGTCAGACCCGAAGAAATCCATAGATGAGGCATTGCACCTCTGTAGTTGGACATCAGGTCTGACGGTCAATGAATGTATCTGGTGTTTGAAGAAGCATCGTAAGAAGTTATGCACACTACTCCCTAAAGAAAAATGAATAAGTAAGGAGTTCTTCCCGGGGGCGACTGTGCTTAACTCAGTGACGGTATGTTGTACAGACACTAACTAGGTTGGTCATGGTGGTAGTTGTCCCTTAAGACATCTCTTGAGTATCTTAAGACATCTTAGGATGTACTTAGAACATATACCATGACTGCAGGAATCTCTAGTTTCCCCCCTTACCCCCCATAAGGTTTCCCTTAGTGGCAGTAGGCAGTTAACCAGAGGCTTCCTGAGTCATGGCGAACACACACCATAGACACACGAGGCTCTGAGTCCAGTACGAATACTGGTACACAGCCAAGTGCGCTATGTAATCCCCAGAAGAAAGTATGGCTCTCTTCTTATACTGGAACTTTCAACGTACACCGCTATTACCGCTGTTCCAGCCTGTCTTCTTAGGTCTTCCTCCTAAGACACCTGCCATGAACTTCTTAAGCTCCATCTCTAGGGCAGCCCCCTTGATCTGGTCTGCAGCCTTGTTGTTGTCCCTTGACATATGCTCAGTCCAGTAAGCCACGGCGATAGCCAGTGCATCTAGTCTGTCGTCATGGACTAAGGCTCCACGGTCACGGGTAATGCGGGTGAGCTGATAGAACAGGGAGAACTTCACTTCCTTGGCTGAGTTGAAGTCTGTGTCGATCACACGTTGATCCACGATCAATCTATGGTTGGACATGACAGGCTCCAGTGTGTCGATGATACGAGCCTCCTTCTGGGTGCTGTGTTTCACCTCCTCCACCGTACATGGGTATATACGGCCTAGAACAGGCTTCAGGAGCTGCGTGTACATACCGTCACCGAAGTTAGCCTCAACGATGATCTCCTTCACCTGATGCGTCTTAGCTAGTCTGGCGAGGGTCTCCAGAGTGGTGTCTGAATAACCACCGTGGATACCACCAGCAGCTACCAAGTACAGGTTACCCGCGAGGATCTTAATGATGGCATAGCCGGTCTCATCGCTACCACGACCTGAGGGGTCAATCGCCATTACGCAGCCAGTGTACTCAGACATCTCTGGGGAGTGCCACATCGGCCTGTAGAACCTGTCTCCTGTCAAAGCTACGTTAGGGAGGTCATTAATACAGACTTCAGGGGCTGCTGCCCATGCCACCTTAAGGTGAGCCATAGTTGGGTTCAGGTTCATCACCACGAGGTCAGAGACCTTCAGGGGATACCTGTCACCATCAGAGAGGCTAGTGTCGAGCATGAACTGCAGGGCAAAGCCAGCGCGTCCATAGGAAGCCTTACGCTCCATCAGGTCAGCCTCATCGAATCGCTTAGGATCGGTAGGCTTATTCTGGAGGTCAGGGTCAGCTTCTAATGCTTTGGTTATCATGGGAGCTAGTCGTCCCTGATACCGGATCACTTGGGAGAAGTCTGGATACAGTGAAGGCCAGATGCGAATCTCATAGCCACGCTCTGGCAGCTGGTTATACAAGGACATCTCTGTCTGAGGTGTGCCGAGGTAGAGGATGCGACCATTCGGCTTCAAGATAGCGTCGAACTCTTTGACAGCCTCAGAGAGCTTATCTCGCATCATCTGGGTTGCTGAGTTGTTAGGGACTTCAACGTCATCAGCAATCAGGAGGTCAGCACGGGAGCCAGTAATCTGTCCTGTGATACCTACAGACTTCACCGAGGGAGAATGGTCTGGTCGTGCTGCGCCTACGTCAAAGGAGATTACTGAGTCACGCTGGCCTTCTTTAGGCACTAGGTGCTGCAGCATTGGGATCTCATTGATCAGTCGTTTGACGAATGTACTGAAGGCATCTGCGCGTTCCTTCGAGGCAGACACCACAAGAATCTTTTTCTGTGGATCGTTAAGCAATACCCAGCATACAAATGCGGAGGTGATCCAAGACTTACCTACACCACGGAATGCTTCAACTACAGCGCGTCTAGGGGCGGTCTGTAGGTAGTGGGAGATGTCGTACTGTACTGGTGTTGGTTCTGGTAGTCCGAGGTGCTTCCACACCATGTATGTGAAGACTCGGAAATCTGTTAATGCTGGATGTTTTGGTTGTGCCATAGGACTCGCATACAGCCCCGTAGGGACGCGCAAGGACACCCGCTGGTATGCTTCTACCAGAGAGAGCCTTGCGCGTCTTACAGAGCGATTAAGGGGAGCTTACTTACGAAGAGCGATGACGTTATCGTCTTCAAAGATAGGCAGGTCGGAGAGGTCGTGTAGGGGCGTACCTTCGACTGCCATTGCTTCAATCTTGTTGTCCTTCAAGAACTGACGGGCAACATTCAAAATTGCAGCCGGTGGAGGAATCTTTGCGCCTGTATCAGGATCGGAGTACTCCTGTGACAGTGCATCCTTCAGCACCTCTGCAAGCTTCCCGTGGAGGGAAGATAGGTATTTCTCATCTGCTTTAAGCATGTTATTTACTCCAGCCATGCTGCGCTAAGTAGAGGTAGACCATCACTGCGAAAGCCACACTAGCCATCCCGCCGAATGTCCACTTACCAAGGGTGGCGAACTGTTTGTCCATCCACTCCTGAAGAGCCTCCTTAACGGCTTCCTTCTGGATGTTCTTGTCTATGTCGGGCATATCTCATTACCTTAAAATTTAATACAAGCCAGAAGGGCTACGTTACGTGGACGGGCTTCCGCGCCTCCAGAGGTGCTTGAAGTGGAGGCGTTTGCTTCTGTAGTGTCTGCTACACCACGCGCATACATCGACTCATAACCGCCTGTCGCGGATGAATATGTGGTTAAACCTACTTGTGCCTGATATGTAGCACTAGTGCCTGGTAAGCCATCAACCGCAGTGTTATGTCGATGAGCTGCATTTTGCGATGACTGAACAGACCCTATAGCCCGCCCCGTGTCAACTCCACGACCATCATCTAGACCACGAGGAAACTCACCACGGAGGTCTGGAAGGTTGAACGTGGTTGAACCATCCCCTGCTCCATAGAGTGTTCCCATAGCCGCAAAGAGGCTGGCGTAGGTAGTACGTGAAACCAGACCCCCGTTAGCCTTTAAGAAGCCGTTAGGGGCTGTACTCATGGCGAAGAAGCAGACCTGACCAACAAGGAATGGAGCAGCTGTAGCTTCGATTAAAGATGCTCCCGTTGATCCACTAAGTTTTAGCGTCATTGCTTCCTATGCCTTCCTTTATTACTTGTTTCATAGATTTTCCGATTCAAATTAATCAGGGGCGGTAGGCCACTCGATGTTCAAGGGGAAGCCCTCTTGTGAAGGGATGTCTCGGAGAGCTTGACGAAACGGAACCCACAAAAGCTTTGTACCCTCAGGGATGTCCATAGCTTGCGTCCAATCAGTCTCAGCGATACGCCTGTTGCGGTCTTCTCTAACAGCCACCGACATCTCTTCAGTTGAAGGGGGTGGTGGTGGTTGAAAGGCTGCGATCTCCCCGAATTCCCCTGAAGTAGCTCTGGAAAATATCTCGTGTGTATGTGGGTAGTCACCCACTGCTGCTGCTGAAAATGGGAGGAACCCACCATCAGTGCAAGCGAAGTCCACCTCACAATTGATCAGCGTCTCTTCTACGTTTGCCCACTGGGGGTTCCTTACTGCTTTGTATTCCATATTTATCCTTAGCTAACTCGAACCCAAAGACCACTAAGCGTCAGTGATCCGCTATACAAAGGAGCAGAAGAAACACACAACCATGTGCCTGTATTAACTAAGGCTGCCCCTACTCCAGCATCTGTAGTCCGTGAAAAATTACACGCTTGCCAGTTAGCTACAGAGTTGTCCCACATAGCGCCACTACAAGTACTCCAGAGGGATGAACCTGCAATGGTGGCTCCCACCGCATACGAAGTGGCATTCTTTGGCCTACCGTTAACAAAGCTTCCAATGGCATAAGCCGAGGTTGTTACTACTGCACCGGACTGTCCATTAAGAGATGTGACTGCCAGTCCTAACGCAGCGCCATTCGCCTTGGTATAAGAAACACATGTCCAGTTACCTGAGCCTTCAGAAATGAAAGTTGCGGTATCCCCTGCTGCAGTAACAATGTTTGCCGCTGAAGGGAGCATCAGGGATGCTGCATTGTGTGTAAGGGTGGCTGTGCCAGCAAACTTAACAAAGCGTGTTGCCCCAGCAGCAGCTGTACCTAAACCTGTAATTGCAGCCCCTCCTGTAATAGAAACCACATTTGAAGTGGTCGAAGCAATGTTAGTGAGCGAAGCTGAAGCAACCACCGCTGTAGGAGCATAGTCAATCGTACTTTTTATGCTCAATGCTCCAGTGGTTGCCAAGCCAATAGCTTCCACACCGTTTAAAAGAATTGACCCTGTACCGTCTGCATTACCTTTAATTGCAACGGTCATGGCTCAACTCCCTCCAGTGACTTAACAAGCAGTGTGAGGTCATCAATAGTTTCGTACGCATCAACAGTAGAAGGCATGTCCCGCAACTCCTGCTTCTTAACTTCAATCTCAGAAAGTACTGAAGCGTTGCTGAGGTTTTGCATGAACTGGAGGTCAAGCTGCTCTAAAAGAGGCTTGCGGTATACACGGATCTTGTCCTTAGTTATTTCTTTTGCCTTGCTAATATTTATTACAATCATTCTTGATACTCCCAAGCGTTTCGGAAAGTTCTATCTGAAGGCACATCAGAGACCTCTACAATCTTATATTCCACACCTTCTGGAATGTCCTTCATACAGGCTTCAATTGATTCATCGGGGATGATGATGGCTACGCCGCCTTCTGGTGTTTTGTAGATTATTCTTTTCATTGTTTTATCCTTTAGCGGAAAATACTTACAGTTGCATTAGCGGTATCTGTAATTGACCCAGCCCCGTAGTTACTAGCTAACCTTACTTGAGTTGTAGACATTAAAGTTGCAGGATTCCCTAATAACTGCAAGCCCCCTCCTGCATTATTACCAGAAGCATATTGCGTCTGTGATGTAGAAACAGCATAGTTCGCATCCACCATAGCAGTCGCAAAATTAACCGTGTAATCACCCACACCGTTATCAGTAATACTCGACACATTCCCACTAGCGCGGATAGCCACAGTACCTGTGCCGTTGAAGTTAACCCATGCTCTGCAGCCGTATGCTTTTGCAGGACTTCCGTAACCAGAGTTAAAGTAGAAGATACCGGCACTGTCTATCTTTGCTGCTTCAGTATTGTTAGCCCTCCATGTATGCGACAAGCCTGAGTAATAGAGATCTTTCCACGCACCAGCAGATCGGTCATACGCTTGGATAGTGCCGAGAGTTGAATACAGGATTTCTATACCTGCACCTGTGGTAGGGGCGACTGAGCCGGTTACACGCAGTGTTCCATTGGCATCAACACTACCGTTCGCTGCGACCACCAACCTATCTAGGTCATCGGTCTTCAGGGTTAGTGCCGTGGGGACACCCGCATAAGTAGGAGTAGCTACTGCTTTTACTTTTAAGGTACTCATTTAAACAATCGTCCATGTAGAGTTATCAGGAATCGTCACAGTTACACCGTTGTTAATTGTGATGAGGCCAGCAGACATAGCGTTCTTCCCTGAAGTGATGGAGTAGTCAGCGGTGATCGTCTGGTCGTTTTCGTAAAAGGCGGCATTACCAACACCACCAGTTGCACCCCCACCAACTGCGCCCCACGCAGTGCCGTTGTAACCCTCGAACTGGTTAAGGTCAGAGTTAAAGCGGAACTGACCAACGACAGGTGTCGGCCTCTGTGCCGTTGTTCCCGAGGGCATACCTGCTGAACCTGTGGGACTGGTCTTACTAACAATCGTCGAGGAGCTGATAGACGCAGCACTGTCTGCTGCTGCAGTTGCTGAGGACGCTGACGCAGTAGCACTAGAGGCTGCGTTAGTTGCGCTTGTAGATGCCTCTGAAGCCTTCGTAGTAGCTGTCGCCGCCTGAGTGGTAGCAGTGCTTGCACTAGCGTCTGCCTGAGTTGCAGACGATGCGGAGTTTGTCGCAAAGGTTCCCGCACTCGCGGATGCTATAGAGGCTGTAGTTGCAGAAGACGCTGCTGCTACTTTGCTGCCATCTGCTGCTGTTGCGGATGCTGCTGCTGCCACCTTACTGGCATCTGCTGCTGTAGCCGAGGTTGCTACTGCTGTAGCCGTAACACCGGCATTAGTTTCCGAGAGTGCTGCTGCTGTAGCAGAGACTGCTGCTGCCGCTTTAGAACTTGCACTTGCTGTAGCACTCGCTGCAGAACTAGTAGCGGAGGTAGCAGACTGAGAGGCAGAGGTAGCTGAAGAAGTAGCTTGGGTAGTCGCTGCGACTACCTGTGCGTTGATGAACGGGGTGTAGACCGTGTCATTGAAATTCTTAGTTACGACATCCTGCGGGTTGATTGGATCAGCCACGTTTGAAATACGCTGGCCTGTAGCCGTGTACTCACCTGTAGAGGTCTGATAGATAGACCGCTTGTTTGCATCAGCAATCTCTTGAGAGATGTATGTGGCATACATTGCGAGTAAATCCAGATCAGCTTCTAGAAGAACGGAGCCGTCTGTAAAGTTAACCGGAGGGGTGTCCTTCGGTGTATCTCGCCTGATCTCAATCACCTTCCCATTGGCAGGGGCTGGCTCGATCTTAATCGCGTTCGAGTTGATGTAGGTATAGCTGGTAGCCACACCATCAACCAACACGTTTACATGCTCAGGTTTGATATACGGAAAAGGAAATGTGAACAGGGTTGTGCTACCTGTTCCTGAAAATAAGGTATAGCTATATGACACTTATGTATCTCCAAAAGAAAAACCCCCAGATTTCTCTGAGGGTTTGAGGTTGGTTCTGCTGTTATTGCGTTATTCTCTTTCGCCCATCGGATAGTCGTTCGCCAAGTGGTTTAAGAAGGTAGACATCGGAGCTACGTTATTCAGAGGAACAAGCTTCCCCCACGATTTGATGTCCTGAGATGTCGTCTGGTATTCATCCGAGATCCCGTTTCGAATCAGCTTCTTCATGGAGAGCAGACTTTGTATCGCCTGATAGGTAGGGTTCGATGCCATGCTTGATAAGTCAGAGGTTGTCCTCATCCCGTTGAACATAGGGAATGGAGACATCGTGTCGTAGATGTTAGGAAGCAGGGAAGCTTGAGCCACCTTACCGAAGCCGTTAGCCACGATCTGGGACGAACTCATCCTCTTGTTAAGGAATTCCTGTCTCTTTTCTTCGCTCATGCCCTGTGCCTGAAGCATGGTTCTACCCATGTAAGTCACTGAGGCCATCACACCACCATGCAACATAGTAGACATGGTCGTCCAATCCCTATGGTTCAAGGCGTACAGCATGGACTTGTTCCATCCTTGGATAGAGAAGTTCATGAACTGGAACACCGTCTGCCCAAGGGTTGTCCCCATGAGAGGAACCATCGATGCCAAGTCAGGCTCTTGAATTACCCTACGAGATTCACGGTTCACTGCAGTCAAGAACTGTGCATGCTCTTCAGGGTGAGTCTTCATCCAACCAGCGAAGTCCAGCTTGTATGCCTTGCCGAACTCTCCCTTCTTAGGAGCAGAGAACTTCTGGATACTTTCCAAGACTGCAGCGTACTGCTTCTCACTGAGTCCCATCGCCGCTAACCTATCCTTTGTGAGGAAGGTAGAGCCACCAGCCATAGTGATGCTCTCACCAGAGCGGGTGATCTTGGTGTTGTGTGCGGCATCTACGATGTGGTTAACTAAAGCAATCGCATGGACACGCTTCTGTTGAATCATCAGAGGAGTCATGCCTGTATAGTCAAGCACACCCTTAGACATCTTCTTCAGTCCTGTGTCGAGGCGGTCAAGACCTCGGTTCATCGCAGTGTTGCCGCTGTTACGAACCCAATCATCTGCAGCCTTGAACTCGATGCGAGAGATGTACTCACTACCTACACCACCAATAGTGTTCTCAAGATGGTCTAGGTAGTCATGAGGAGCTTTACCTGTAAGGATGTCCCGCTTCAAAGACTCTAGCTCTCTCACTGCTGCTGTGGTGGCTTTCCAGCCCATCGATCCGGCAATCTGAGATAGCTCGGACATCTGGTTCCAGACCGCTCCACCCATCAGTCGAATGACATTGAAGTCACGCCACATCTGGAAGCCCTTACGAATTCCAGTGAACTCCTCACGAGGGTTCGCTTGAATCTCATCGAAGGCCAACTTCAGGTGATCACGGTATTCCTTGAGCTTGCTATCAGGAAGGGAGGTTGCACCAAACTTATTGCGAGTCACCTCTTCAATAAGGCTGTCGATGTCGCCTACCTTGTAGACATCCAGATGCTTTGCCAAGGACACGTTACCGGCTGTCTTACGGAGGTATGGCTCGACCACATCAAAGGCGTTTGAATGCACGAAGTCGTTCAAGGACATCGTCACCTTCTCACCTGAAGCTGTCGTCACCACTTCACTGTAGGCTTCCTTGATGGTGTTCCGATGCTTGAGCGATGAACTCAATCTTCCAACGTCATTCCCTGCCGCAGAGCGCGCTGTTGGAAACATATCATCGATCAGTTCCCAAGCTTCCTTCTCAGAGAAACCACCCTTACGCATCATGGAGTTCTTCAGGGCTTCCCTGTCTGAACCACGCATCATGTTTTCTAGGAGGTCACCAGTGCGGTTAGCATGAGCATCCTCCACGGTGGAGATATACCACTTCGCCCACTGTGTAGACTTCTCGTCGCTTATCCCCTGCCGACCAGCTTGATAGGCTCTTGCCCACCAACCTTCAGCTTGCTCTGCACCGAAGCGTTGGATGACGCTGTCCCACTTCAAACGATCATGCTTACGGGGTAGGTAGAAGGGATTTGCTTCCAGTGCGCCAATGATGCTCTCAACGCCTGTCTCAGGGTCTTTAACAGTGGTCTCTGTCAGCCCCCTCTTCGTCCCGCCTTCACGGTAGAGAGGGTTGTTGATATGCTCACGAGCCTCATCAAGTACCTTGCGAATTGCTTCACCGGCCTTGGATGTCATTGCATGGTGGTCACCCTCGAAGCCACGGATGTAGTTGCTGACAAGCTCACCGAACTCCTCGAATGCTTCTCCCTTGTCACTACCCTTCCTACCAGACTCAGAGAACCACGTTTCGAAAGCTGGATAGGCTTCCTTCCGCATCTTCAATGACCATGAGTTGGCAAGCTGGGTTGTGTCATCCCATGCATTAGCTTTGACTACAGAGTGATCCTTGTAGCCCACTGTGCTTCCGAATAACTTAGAGGCAAGGTTACGAACCATCTGGGGAACCTTAGCTCCACCAAGCTTATGCTCAAGAGATAGGCCGATACCAAACACTGCGGACACGTTGGCATCGTTTGCAGCCTTGACCGTTTCTGGATCAACACCCGCATGTGATGGCTGCAGTTCTTCATCCAAGTGAAGCTTGCGCTCCTTCTGGCTGTATGGATTAACCAATCTAACATCCAGCTTCTCATCAATCAGTTTGTCAGAGATGCCGAGGGACTTGATAAACAGGTTCGTCTCTTTATCATCCATGCCAAGAAGCTTGCGGATTGTGTCCACGAACTTACTGAGCATCGTCTTCCCTTCTGCTGTCTTGATCTTAGAGAGGAACTCAACGAAGGGCTTCGCAGATGCTCCACCGTACAGACCGGCAGAGAATTCGTACATATCAGATAGGTAGTAGCTACTGAACCCAGCATCCTTTGCAGCTTGCTTTGCTTCCTTATAGAGGCCATCCATTTCCGCATACAGCTGTCCATGAGCTGTGTTTGGGTTCGCTTTGCCATAGTCCAGTTTGTAGACTTGAACAGCGTGGGCTATCTCGTGGATCTTCGTGGTATCCAGAGTGGTCTTGCTGATGTAGATAGCATGCTCGTGAGGATGATAATAAGCTGCAGCACTTCGCGGCATCTCACTCTTAGGAATAGTGTAGACCTTGACATCACTACCTAGCTGCTCCTTCAAGCGAGTCGCTAAGGCTGAGTGCATTGGGTCGCCCTTGCTAATCAGATTGCTCAACACAACAGAGGCTGGCTCTGATGGATGCTCAACACCGGCCTTAGACTTAGGGACATGCTCAGTGCGGGTAGATTGAACCGTGTGGATTGGCGCAGGGACTTCTGCCTCTGTGCCTGTCTTCGACATACCCTTTGATTCAACAGCACCTTCAACCAGAGCAGCAGCCCTCTTAGCATCATTTCCTGGCGCATTGATCGGTACGTACAGTTCACGACCTTGTGGGTTGTGCTGGTACAGCTTCATGATCTCGTGACTCTCATCACGGATGTTCTGAATGATCTTCGCTACTTCTGGATCGACACTATGCTTAGGGGCTGCGTACTTTGTTGGACGGAAGGCTTCTTCACCTTGTGGGGTGAGCTTGTAGCCAGAGCTTTCCAACTCAACTGCCTTCAACTCTTGAGACTTCGTGTAGCCGAACTGGCCTAACTTCATGTTCTCTTCAGAGAGGTGTGACTTCGCGACACCCTTTGTACTCATCGCTGCGCCACCTACACCACCAAGAGCGAGTCCCATCAAACCCGACATGTATAGGTCGTCATGGGTCGCCATAGGCCGGAGGTGCTGTGTGGCTGCATCAAACGCTACGTTAGCGGTAGCTGCTGCAAGACCTGATCTAACAGCGTTAGCCGTCCTAGAAGCCTTTACTGCAAGACCAAAAGGAGGTAACGCCATCAGCAAAGAGTCAAAGTCAGGCAGCGTTCCGATCAGACCACCAGCCAGCGTTGCTCCTAAGCCCATCCTTCCAAGCTCTTCGGAGTTCTGCATTGACTTCCGCATACGATCAGCGCGAAGTGCCGCTTCCTTGTCCGACTTAGCCTGTGTGATATACGCCCAGTAGGTGTGGGGAATATCCTTCAGGTAGCCATCCATCCGCTCCTTATTCCAAGTGAAGTCGGGATCGACATGGTCTGATATTCCACGCTCTTGCCACCAGTTATAGACAGAGTTCTCTTGCTGAAAAGTGAGAGAAGCAGCACGAGGAGTATCGGCAATATTATTAAGAACCCCTCCATGCTCATACTGTTGCTGCTGCCGTTGCTTATCCAGTTCGGCAGATGAGGGTGCAGCAGTAAGAGGGCTAGGATTGAACCCCGCCATGTTGGAGGTATCTTTGTAAGGGGTAGCACCACCCACGTTGAATTTGCTCAGGTAGTCTTTTGTTTCCTTCCACGGCTTCCCACTAGCCAACGCCTTAACGGCGTTACCACCACCGTTGTACTCAGTCAGAGCCATGTCCATGTTCCCATTGAACCTCTTCAGGTTGGTTGATAGATAGGCTCCAGCTGCATCTGAGGACTTGTGAAAATCGTTGTAGTCCTCAGGGTTTACAAGACCGAACTTCTTACCTGTCGCTTCAGTAAACTGGAAGTGACCCATCGCCCCCTTAGGGGACAACATGTCTTTGCCATTACTAGATTCGATGCCCCAGACTTTGCCAAGGGTTCCAGTAGGAAGACCATACTTCTGATCCTTCTCTGCTAGAACCCGTGTAGCTTCTTCATTGGATGGTGCTGTCATTACTTACCTTTTTCCTTATATATTTTGAACAGTTCGCTCAATGGCTTGCGCTCGTTACCATCCTTCTGGATTTGTGCGAAGGCATTTCTGTTGAAAATATTCTTGTTGAATACTGGTGAACCGGCATGTGTGTCGTAATGCTCAAGAGCGTACTTGTCTTTCTTCTGCAATTCCTTCAACTCAGCTTCGATTCGCTTCTGGAATTTCGGATGTTCTCGATCCAGATTTGCTTCGGTTTGTACCTTCAGCTTGTCTGCATCTATCTGCCCACCGACCCATGTTGAGAAGTCCTGCTTAGAAATTTCAATTCGACGATTATCTTTGTCAGTAAGAAGCTCCCCGTTATTCAACACTAGGAATGTTCCTGTGCTTGTTGGGTGGAGGACGATGTTCTTACCATCGAGGTGCTGTGACTTTGCAGTAGCTTGAGCAACCTGAGTCTTGTACCGCTCCATCCAATAGCCAATGTCCTCACCTTGAGGAACCTCAGGTAGGTCGTGGCGCGAGTAAAGGACGTTATTGATCTTGACTGAACGCTTAGGGTCAGCGAGATACTGTACGGTTGACTGCAGAGCTACCTCTGGCTCCATACCGGCCTTGATCAGTACTTCTGAGCGACTACGTATTTGGCTCTTGATCTGTGTGAGGTTAGGAACATCGTTACCGAAGAAGCCTCTCATCCATGATGCAGTCCCGCCAAAGAACGCTGGGTTGAATACTTGATCAGCAGCTGAGTCCAGCTTCGCAAGTTTCCCTTGATAGTCTTTAGGATCGAGACCCTTCCGGTTACCTTCGATAACCCAACGAGTGGCCTCCTCGATATCTGAAGAGCCGCCGACTGCCACCATCATTTGAATGGACGAGAGGGTCTCTAAATCTTTGGAGTTGCCGATCAACTTAGCGGCATACTCAGGGTTCACACTATTGATACGCATGAATTCCTCAAGACCGGCCTTACCTACCTCGTTAAGTTTTCCAGTAGGTTCACCTGTCTTGCCCCAGCCAAGGGAAGCCAAGTTCATCAGGCCACCTACGATTCGATTCTTCATCTCAGGGTTGACCACGTTATTACGTGACCACTCCAGCATCTCCCTTTCAGGAGACCACGGGCTACCAGAATCTCTAGCGGCTTGCTGTCGCTGTCGCAGAATGTCAGTGGCTACGTCATTCAGGTTGGCATCAGTAACCACGCCAGTTGGTGAGACCACCTTCATTGCAGGTAGATGAGAGAACGCACCTACATCCAATGCTGCAGCAACTGCTTGATTGACAGCAGCGTGGGAGGAATCTGAAGTTGCTTGAGCGGCATACTTTGAGTTCATGTTCTGCAGCTTCGTTCGAGCAGCCTCATCAGCATTGATGATTGCCATCGCTGATTGATAGGAGATCACATCCACATTTGCTGGAAGCTTTCGCCATACATCAAACGCTTTACGATCAAGTTGACCATCAGTGGCTGACACCGCAAACGGCTCAATCTCTTTGTTGACTCGGATGTGTGCGTTCTTATTGAACACCGTGTCAGTGTGATTGACTAGTGCCTGTGTGTGATCCGTCCCTAGAAGCTCAGTGACGGTAGACCCGTTGCTCAACTTGGTAGAGGTGAAAGCAGCTACGAACTCCTTGTCACCCTTAACGGATGCAGACGAAAGAACACCCTTGAGAGCAGCCTTCGCTTCCTCAGGTTCTTGCATCAAGATGCCTGTACTCCACAGCTTGTTGTAATGCTCAATGACTGCAGCGGCTCGTTCAACAGAAGGCTTACCGGCACTCGACTCGAAAGAGTTGATCAAGCTTGTAGATGCACCCGCCACAGCAGCTGCCTTGAACTCCGCATCCATCTTCTGAGTATTCGCAGAGATGATCGAGTCGCGGAAGTTGCCGTAGTTCTTATCGAAACCCGCAGCTGTATATTCAGACTGACCAGCCATCAGCTCTGACCGCTTGCTTGATAAGTACTCCTCAACCTTCGCACCAGCCCCCTCACCTTCAAAGCGGAGTGCGCCTCGCGCTATAGAAGAAGCGGTCTCTTCACGCAGATTTCTGTTTAGATTTTCACCATATACGTGCTGTGCCATAGCCACATATGCTGGCGACTGTGAGGCAAGAAGGGTTCCATCTTTAAGTTTTTTGCCCAACTCAGCAACAGGCATGGAGTTCGCGAAGGCACGAGCCTCTGCTTTGTTTTGCTCATCCGTCTGTGCGCGTAACTTATCAATGGCTGGTGTGGCTGCACCGAAGGCTTCTGCCAGTTGAAATGCTGCTGATGCTCGTGGGTCAAAACGGGCTTGCTCAGTTTGGATGTTCGCAGAGGCAGTCGTCTGAAGTGCTTCTGGACGCGGGTCATACCCGACTTGTACTCGTGCCAAATTCGTTCTCCTTAATTAAATTTTAGGTTTTCTGTAGTCTTGGTAGGTAGTACCAATCTTCAGAGCTGCACCGAAGTAGTCCGGCATCTGCGGAGTCTTCAATGCGTTGATACGGGATTTCGCATCCGTATTAATATTCATGCGCTGGCCTTCGATTGCCATGTTCTTGTTATCCAGATTGTTCTGAACACCAGCGTTGTACTGCGCTTGCTTACCTGAGAGGTCGGCAAGGAGAGCATCTACAGACAAGCCAGACACACCGTTCTCACCAGCCGCTACCGTTGCAGTAGCTTTGGCTTGTCGCGCTGCTCTGTCGTTCTGCTCAGACTTCTGTGAAGCCTCATTGGCAGACTGAATACCCATCAGGTTTGTTTGGTTGATGTTGGCATCACGAGCAACCATCGTGTTCTCATACTGACGCTCGTTCGTCGCTGACTGAGCCGAAGCGGCCTGCTGCTGACCGTAGAGTCCAGCCATTGTTGAAGCCACACTCGCCCCAGCCAGCACACCCGCACTAATGCTGCCTCCTGCACCTATGAGACCTGCTGTGGCTGCAGTAGCTGCTGTGGTGGCTGTTGCTGCAGCTGCTGCCTGACCTACTAGCAGGGCTATCGTTGTTGGTTCACACATTCTTTTTCACCTTGTAAAATCTAATGAATAGCTCTCCGCTTTCCCCGTACGATTCTGGTTCGAGGAAGAAGAAGCCGAGCCACTGGAGCCACTGAAGGTGGACAGTATTTTTTGACCATGCAAAGTTGGTTAGCTTGGGATAGTCCTCATGCATACGCTCCACATAGTCCTTACTCTCCCGAAGAAAGGACTTACGGATTGACGACAAGGCATCCGATGCCAGCATCCAAGGAAAGCCTGTGTCTCCCTTGGTTCCGCTGACACCGAACATCGCTACCACCTCACCTCCCCGAACCACAGTCCAGCAGGAGGAAGACACCTCAAGACCGTTCCTTAGAGAGGCTAGTGGTGACTCCCCGCCTGCTAGGCGTATCTCTTCACGGTCTTCCACACGCATGGTTGCCGCTAACTTGTAGCAATCAAGCAGTGTGGAGGGGCGTACATAAGGCTTAAACACCTTGGCTTCGCTTGGAATAGAATCCCTCCCAATCTGCTGATAGGAAGGCGCAAGGAACAGGGCTATCGTTCTCTAGCGTGATCGTTGTGCCGATGTTCCTAGAGATAATCGGGAAGACAAACTTACCTGTTTCCACGCCAGACATACCAATGGTTGCCGAAGATGTCCCTAGAACCTTGCCTGAGTAGATGTAGGTGTACGTAGGTCTGTTCTCTGGTGTCACCTTGACCGAGAAGTAGCCGGTATCCGCATAGTTCAAAGAGACCTTGCGAAGCTGTAGACGCCCTTCTGTATCGGACTTAGAACCGCCAGCCGCTTGCCCAGCTTTGACGGTGATGGTGCTGATGCCGTATCTGAAGAGGTACTTGCGACCAAACACTAGATCAGTGTTGGTGTAGTTACCGGCAATGGTTGCCACACCGTCTGTGACTGTCACGTTCAGTACCTGCCCAGCAGAGCGGCTCTGGCCTAGAGGAATGACAGCTTGGTAATCACCTCCATCTGGGACATAACCCAATGCCGAAGTTGGGATAGTCGTCACTGAGTTGGCATAAGTAAGGGCTGATTTACTTACATACATCTTCCGATCCAGCAGGACGGAGTACGGCTCAGATGCAGGAGTACTCGCCAATGTCATATCGACCTTCTCGAAGAAGACACCGGTAGGGCGATTAACCACCATGAACATCTCAGACTGAATGAAGTCAATAGCCAACACACTCTCAGTTGAAGGGAACGTCCACTTCGCCCATGCGCTCTGAAGCTTCTCGTTGGTAGACCAGAAGTACTTATAGATGTAGACGCTCGATCTGTTCAGTGTGGTTAGTACTGCAAGACAGTCCTCAGTAGGACACTGGGCAATCTTGTAGACACCTGAGGGGATATACTTAGGAACGTGTGCAGTGATATCTGTCGAGTCATTAGCTGCATTGTTCTCCGAGGTGAAGAACTCCCTCATACCAGACCAGTTCCCTTTGTTAACAGCAAAGTAGACGTTCTTACCTGCACCCACCGGTTTCGCGTTGACGTTACAAGGGAAGTCTGTGGTCTGCTTAATGCCCACCGTCCTTGGAGTCAGCAATTCGTTCTGATCAATCACGAACTGTGTTTGCTCTGAGAACAGTAGGAGCTGCTTGTTAAACGGGATGGCATGCGACAGGATCGACACCTTGGTGTGGCTGGCATTGACATCGATAGGATCGCTATCTAGCAAGTCAATCGCCGTGCTACGGAACATGTTGAAGTAGCTGCCTGCCTCCGAGAAAATCACTGCCTCATCTGAGAGAAGACCTAAGCGGTTTCTGTAGAAGAAGATGTCGTTGATCTTTCGTCCAATGAATGACGGGTTAGGACTCGAGAGGATGTCACCAACAGTGCGGTCTGCCCAAGCACCTTGTTTAAAAGTGAAACCACCGCTTGCTTCGCGCACGAGAACGTAAGGCATTGTGGAAGCGTTCAGCCCCAGAACTGTTGTCGGGGCTATGGTTTCACGCCAAACACCTGGGGATACAGTACTGTCGAAACGTACCCAGTAGTTGTCAAAGGCACTGCTCGCATCACCCACGATCTCTACGGTGAAGTTACTCACGCGAGGAGCGTTAGGGAGATCAGTAAACTTCTGCAGCTTGCCCTTGATAGCAACCATCGCATTGTTGTTGAAGCCGTCTTCCGTAACGATTGTGAAGTCAGCGGCCTTGCTTATGTAGATGCAGGAGCCGTTCAGTGTGACCGTCCAGCCGTTGGCTGTAGTGATACCACTAGCAGCTAGTGAAGTAACAAGATCGGTTGCAATCTTGTCTGTGCTGATGTCGGTAGAGTCAGCTGTTGTAGAACCTGTCAGGGTGGCCTTAGATGCCACCGTAGTGCCGTTGATGATGATCTTGTAGGTCTTACCGTAGTTACCTGCTTTGATGTTGACTAGGGCTTCATACGGCCTTGCAGCTACGGTTGTGGTTCCTGATAGTACGGAGACGGTCTTATTAACGAAGAACGTATGGTCAGCAACAGTCATCGCTGCGAATGATGTAGAGGCGGTGGTAGTAGTCAGGTAGGCTTTACCGTTTGGGAAAGCCACTGTCTTCTCATTGCCAGCCAAGTCATAAACCTTCAGATCACCGGTAGTGATGATGACCACATACTTCTCGGTCTCATCACGGTTGATCATGTGGATGAAGGCATCAGCTAGTGGGGTGCTTTGAATCTTCTTCAGGTGCTGCGTAGGCGGTCTCTTCTTCAAGCC